GGATGCGCTCTTCGTTCTTTGCGGAGAGCACGCGACCGCGCTTCACGACCATGCCAAACGCCTTGGCCGCGGCAGGGTGCTGCTCCAGTGCAAGCCGCAACGCGCTAGCGTTCGCCGGGATCGGTACCAGCGACCACTCCAGCAATTCCCACTCAACGAAGTCGAGGCCGCCGAAGTCGTTCGGCGTCGCTTCTAGCGGCTGAAAGCCGATCGAGGCAGTGTTGATGAAGCGCTCGTTCCACAACTGGAGCACGATGTGTTGCGGATCGGTCTCGCTCGCTGGCTCACGCAACTCAAACGATGCATCAATGCCGTCGGCAGTGATGGAAAGATCGAGCGTGCGCCCGATGGTCTGCCACGGCTCCTGATACGCGTGGCCCCATTGCACCACCGGATTGCGCCGGTAGTTGTCGAGCCGACCGCCGGCGGGCAGCACGCGATCGCGCTGGCGGTCAAGCTGCGGCGTCGTGATCCGGATGTCGCCACCGTCCTTGCGGACGTGTTTCACGTCGATCTGAGCCTGCGCTTTGAGGATGGACGGCAGGAGATCCATGCCACCTCCGGAGGATGCAAAAAGGCCCCGCTAGCGCTAGCGGGGCCTTAGCCGGGCTAACGAAGCAGGGCCGGATCGTCGGAAACGATGGAGCCGTTCAGTTGTTGGCATTATAGCACAACATGCAAGAGGCATCAACCGTGGCGCTGCGATTTGTCGCACGCACCGAAGGTGGCCCTTTACAGATGTTGCACAGTGTGGTACAATCAACTCAGCCGGCGACCAGAACTGGTGCGCCCCGGCGTTTACGTTCGAGAGACGGTCTACCTTGCCTGGGGGCCGTCTCTCTTTTTTTTGTTGCCGCTAGTATACAACATCCTCAGGCGCGTTCATCCTCACCGTACCGCTTCCGCAAATAGCTTGCGATCGTTGCCGCTGCTGCTCGATACGGATGTGCCGGTGGCATGTTTTGTTGATCCCAATATGCCACCAAGATGCCGTATGCACGCAGGCACACTCGTATGAACGCGCGCACCTCACCCGCCGTGTTCGTGTAAGCACTTGACGGAATAGCGTCGTCAGGTTGTGGCGTCTGGTTCGTCATTGCGGAGTGCTCGCTCACTCAACAAGCGGCGATGCGGCGCGCACGCAGTTCGGATGTTGCAGCGGATTCGCTTGGAACCACTCGACGGTCTGCACGGTACCGTTCAGTTGGCTACAGCGCGGATCGCTGTCCTCGAAGCCGTTGTCCAAGATCAGCACCCGCGTGACGCCGGCGCGCCGATAGCGATCCGCTGCCACCTCGTTCTGCGCAGTGCCCAGTTCGGTGCGTGCAATCGTGCGATGGCGACCACTGTAGGTCTCCGCCACCAGCGCCCGCAAGCCGGGTCGCTCGTCTGTACCGTCGACCAGCTGGTCGATTGTCCATGCGTTCTGCGCACCGTACTGCAACAGCTCCCGCACCGCCTCGCGGGTCGTCTCGAAGATGCCCTGGATGCGCTGCGCCGACGATCGCAGTGCCGCCACCACCGCCGGGTCATTCGCGTCAAACGCAAGATCCACAGCAAGCGCCACGTTCCATACCTCCCACGACGCGCTTGCCACATCGACGATGCCAAGCTGGATCGTGTCGAGCATACCAACGAAGTCCTCGAAGCGAATCAGGTCATCGATCGGCAACTGGCGCAGATCCTTGCTGCGCTCGACCGTTGAGCGCAGCGCCTCGGCCCGGCTCGCGACCAGGTCTGCCAGCGCCGCGAACTCCGCTGCAAGCAGCGGCTCAACGCGCTGCGCCACCTGGCGGCGTACGCGCTGGAGCACCCGCGCGATGCGCTGCGCATCAGCCGTCTTCACCTGAACACCGTGCGCAGTCGTCTGCTGCGGCGCTGACGGAGCCGCCATGTTCAGGTCACTCGCCGGCGTAAGACTGGTCGAAAGATAGCCGATGTCGCCGCCGGGGATCGGGCCAGTGCCCAGGTTGAGTAGCGCCTCGATGACGTTGTAGGGCACACCCATCGCAAAAAACATCTTCGCTTGCTCCAGCTTTGGGCCAAGCGCATCTTGCAGCACTTCAACGCTTCGAATGTCGGTGGCGATGCGCTGGCCAGGAGCGAGCAGCGGGCGCACTTCGCTGAAGAAGTGCGTGAACGTGGCGTCACGGCGCTGCGCCATCGGCCACAGCGTCAGCATCCAGAAAACGCGATAGGCCGTGTCGAAGTTCTCGTACGTGTCACGCCCGAAGCCCATAATCTCGTCCGGTACGCCGAACAGCGCACCGATCGCCTCGCGGCTGTAGTCGCGCGCTTTGAGCCACTCCAGATCGTCTGGTGCGCTGCCGAATGCGGCAATGTGCTGGCCGCTTTCTAGCAGCATCGGACGATGCCGACCGTACCGCGCTTCAAGCTGCGCCTCCGCACGCGCACGCTCCTCCGGCGTCAATGCCTCGTCAGTCGTGATTGCGTACTGGCGTGTGCCATCAGTGACCGCGCGCTGCGTATTGAGCAGCACCGCCAGGTCAACCGCAATCTCATCGCGCGCCGCGCCGATGACGCTGATGCCGCGCCATGGATTCAGCGGATTGGCGAACATCTCGTGAATCATGGAGCCGACCGGGATGAACGGCGGATCAAGCGACGGGATCTGATAGCCGACAGGGATGGGGTAGCCTGGTTGCGTCGGGTCGCCGACAACCCAAACCTCGTCGGGGCGGCGCGGCCACAGTTCCGCCGGTTGGCCACGCGCATCATCTACGACTTCCAGAAACCACTCGCCACCGAGCAGCTTATGGATCAGCATGATCTCGTACAGTTCCGGCCCGTCCATCTGCCCGTTTGGCTTACGGAGCAAGGCGGTCAGCGGATGATCGTCGATCGCTGTGCCATCCGCATCGACCACGCGCAACGGCAGCGGTGCGAGCGCGGTCGTGATTGCGGTGATCGCCTTGCGCACCCAGACGTATTGGCGGTAGACGCGCGCGTGCGCGGCGTAGCGATCGATCTCTGCGCCGCCAGACGCGGTGCCGGCGGTCAGGTGCTCGCGGTTGGCCAACTGCGGATTGAACCGGTACAGCGGCGACGTGGTGTCGGCAGCTTTGCCGAGCGCCGCATACGCGCGCTGCAGCCGACTGAGGAATGCGTTGGGCATTAGGCACCTCTCCCGACGCGATAGCCGTCCATCGCGGCCACCACGATCCACACGATCAGGCTGACGAGCAGTCCAACGACCAGTCCGAGTGTCCAGGGCACGGCGGCGAGCAGCGTGAGCGCTGTGGCTTTAGCGAAGCCGACCAATGATGTAGCGAAGCGCATCCGCATAGTGGAACTCCGATTTATTAACGATCTCTGCGGTCGGATTGCCTTGCGCGTCCAGTGCGCGCTGATACGCCCGCAGGTCAGCGAGCAGGCCCACGCACGCCTCACTGACGACCAGATGCCCGCTCGTGAGTGCGCCGCGCACCCGATCGATGCCCACCTCCACATCGCTGAACTGCGGAGCCGACACCGGCAATCCGGCCCGGCGGAACTCCTTGCGCCATTGACCCTCGCTTCGTGAGCCGCCGACACAAAACGGTTCGCTGGTGTGACGACTCAAGATTGCCTTCGCGTGCGCTTCGACGGTCAGGTCGCCAGCTAGGTACTCATCATACGCCCAGAGTGTCCCGTCAGGACTTTTCGCAACCAACACAGCGCACGTGTGCATGCCGCCAAAGTCGAGACCGACGTAGCGCGGCCAGGTCGCCGGCAGCGCGCCGAGCGGGCAGTAGGTGGCTATCGTTGGATAGATCGCGTGCTGCGTGGCGTACACCTCGTGTTGGCACTCGCGGCGGAACGCGTCGGGCCCGATGGTGTTCACCAGGCGCTGACAAGCAGCGACATCCTGGCCCGGCCAGGTCGGCACGCCGCTGACGCGATACGCCGGCGCATCATCGGCGGCATCCGCGACGCGCTCGATCGTGCAGTCGAGCAGCGCCGGATACGGCCCGCTCACGATGCGGTCACTGAGCCAGTCCGCGCGACCGTCAGCGAGTTGCGCGAAGACGCTATGACCGTGGATCAGGTTCTGCACGCCGATAATCGCGGCGGTGTCCGTCGCCGCCGGCAGCAGTGTCATCGTGAGCGTCTCGATCCGCTTGCGCGTCGTGGCTGGACTGTCGTGTACCTGATCAACGTCGTCGAAGATCAGCAGATCCGGTCGCTGGTCGTCGTCTTTGGTACCGCGCGAACCGGTGTCGAGACCGAACGCGTCGATGGTGAACTGGTCGGTCTTCAGACGGTTCCGCCGCCAGCCTCGGCTGTTGCCGTACTTGTTGACCGCGCGCTCGACCTCCAGACGCTCCAAGATCGCGCCGATCGTCTCAACGTGGCGATCGGCTTGGTCTTGCGTCCCGCTCACGTACAGCGCATAGCGCCGCACACCGCGCAGCAGCAGCGTCAGGCAAGCGAGTTCCGCAGTGGTGCTCTTGCCGCCGCCGCGCGGCCAGATCGCAATGAAGGGCCGCGGACGCACACCCGCGCGCACCGACCACACCCACGCCCACAGCGCCGCGTGGCGCTCGCCCGGCGCCGCTGCGTCGGGAAGCACCTGGCGCAGCCAGCGCCGCCAGTCAGCCGGAATCTCCACTGTCCGCTGGGTCGGTGCTGCTGCCGGCCAGTCGGTCGCCGAGAGCAAGCGCAGTGGCATCGAGAGTCCGGACAAGCTCTGCCAGGTCGGCGGCGTGCTGCTTCTTGAGCCAGGCAGGATCGGATGCGACTTTGGCGATCGCCTGCGAGGCTTCGAGTTTTGCGGCGAGAAGTCCAAGGAGCAATTCTCCTAAGCGCTGTTTTTGGCGTTCGAGTGCGGGTCGTTGCGTATTGTCACGTTTTGTCACAGCTGTGACAACATCTGTGACAAAACGCGTTTTCCACTGACGCACGGTGTCATGATTGAGGCCATAGCGTTCCGCCACGATCGCCGGTTGCTCGCCGGCGTGCAGGTCGGCAAGCGCCGCAGCGCGGGTTGCGTCAGGGATGGGACTGCTGCGTGGCATCCGGCTCCTCGCTCTGTGGTGTGATCATGGCGCTAGTAGTCATACGGTGGTGTCCTTCGGTTCGACTGCACGCAGCCGCGCATCGATGTCGGCAAAGCGACGA